GTAACGAAGATACCAATCAGCAATCAATCCATACTGAGGGAGACACCAATAGTCATCTTCATTATTTCTCAGTTGTTCAAGTATCTGTTCCTTTGTATATTTTTTTGGCATCCTTCCAGTCTTCCCTAAACACCACCAATTTTACTTGATTAAATCCCCACATAGCATCTGGATTTTCCCATTGATGTATGCATAATGTAAGATATGCGTGATCTATGAATGCAATGTAACCTGCTTCGCCATCTTTGGTTACAATATGATCACCCACTTTAAATGGGAATTGACTCATAGAGAATTCCCACGTTGAAATCGTACAATATCACGCATTGTGATATCAGCAGCATATTCATATGATTTTGATTCAACAAACGAATCTACTGGTAGTTGTGTATCAGGTAGTGTTGGAATTCCACTGTTTACCATTTTATGTGGATTTACCATCTCACGTGCGATTTCTACTACCTCATCACGAATTGCCATGAGTTCATAGAAACATTTCTGATTGTGAGCACAACCACGAAGTTCATGATCAGGTTTGTACAATGACTCAATAAAGAGACCTTTAGCACGTTCCCATTTATCATATGTTGATTCAAAATCATCAACAGTTCTTTGGTCTTTAGATGACATGTTATTCCTCTAGATCTGGTAGTCTGTTTTCAACCCAGTGGTCTGAGTTTTCAATATGTGCAGCATTTACATATCGCATGATATGATCATCAATTTGATGATAGATTGGATGCAAATTTAGATCCATGTTAATATCATGTGCAATATCTGCAATTTGAGATTCTGTCAAGCAGTGATCAGGATGTAATAGATCACAGCAAGGAATTCTCTGCTCAATCAATTCGTTGAGATTAATTCTAATCTCATAGTCTCTATAAACTGGCATTTTACAACTTCATGAGTTTTTTATATAATGGACCCACAACAACACCCTCACCATAGTGAGCATGTTCTTTGAGTAGATCCTTGTTTATGTAGTGAACTATAAGATCAGGATCATCAATCCATTGTGCATATGTCCAAGAGCAAGAGCGAACATATCTGTTGCCCTGCTCCTCACAAATACGAACAATTTGTTGATCTAATCTATCAGAGATAGAATCAAATCTAAACTCTACAACATACATTAGCATACCTTCAGCAAATAGTGAAGATATAATAGGTAAATTGACACCAGAATCTTTATTGAATCGTGCTCTAGTGTAGTCGTTGAAACAACCACCACCATTAGTACGTTTACCTGTAAAATTCTTAGGTTTAATCTCTTTTTCAACACCATTGATATCAATGGCATCTCTACCTAATTTTCCTGGAATAGTCTTGCACCCTGCAACAGCAGCAGTAATCTGTTCACGCAAAGTGGAACTGTTCGCATCATTCATATAATGCGAATACAGTTCCTCAAACATCTCACCTTGATCCTTTGTTGGTTTACCCAACGCACGATCAACAGCAAGTTTCAGTAATTTAGTTGAAAACACGATCTTTGATGTAACAGGGAACACGAGCAGGATCTAACCATTTAGTGTATTCAAAGTCTTCCATAGCATAATCCAGTTGAACTGAATTATCTAAGAGATACATGTCTTTATACCTCTTAGTCCACTCATCATACTTTTGAATACGATAGTCAGGCATACCGTTGAGTTCTATTGTACCACATTGTACGTAGCGATACGGGAAACGTTCGTGAATGGTAACTGTTTTCATGCTGCCAGTTGTTGTAGTGTCACTAACTTTGATACTATAGCAAAGAGTTCATTAAAGTCAACCCCTTCCCAATCATCCCATTCGCAGACGTAACCAGCATTATCAAGATCTGGTTTGTTACCTTTGAATGTAGGACAGTACATCAAATCATTGTTGTCATCCAACCAGAAAGACATACCAAAGAAGTCAGAGTGTACCATTACTCAACCTCCTCAAAATAGATACCATGCAATTCATTGAATGCATTGAGATTAAGATACTCATCAGTATGATACTTGATGATATCATCACAACCCTCTGCGATGAAAATGAATTCATCAGCAAAATACTCAACAGAGGGAGTACCAACACGTTCAGCAGCAGTGATGAGATCGTTAGTCTCTTCAGCATCACAACCGAGGACATCTTGGCAATAAAGAATGTCTTCTTGGAGTTCGTAAATCATGGTGATTTGTTGAATACCTTATTAGTATACACAAAAAAAGGGGTGCTGGAGCACCCCCTGTGACACTTTTTGAACTGTCCTAGAACAGTAACCCCCAGATCCATACAACACCTAGTGTATATGCGAGGAAATTACGCTCTTGACGAATATCATCACTCTTTTGAACGGCATCAAATAATTCTGCCTTTGTGTTCTTAAGAGATAGTTTCATGTAGTAATAGTGTAGACACGGTGCTATTATAACCAGTCTAAACACCAATGCAACTACCTATGTGACAGTTTAAGAATTGGATGGTACACTGTCCACATTTTTCCATTCAAAATCACCATCTGTGCCTATAATATGACAGACCCAGTGGTGATACTCGTCTGGACAATCTTCTTTCTTAGGGAACCATGCAATGGCATTAGCAATTGCTTGATCAACATTCCTTACTGGAATCATATCCCAGTCACCAAGTGTTTTCATTGCATCCAACACGTCAGACTCTGCAAACTCTTCATACCATGCCCATACTTCTGCTTTCTTAGCATCATCAGCAGTCTTGATTTTTTCATTTGTGAAATAGATTACACATGTATTATTTGTCTTACAATAACACTCTAGTGTATCCCAAATATTAAGTACTTGCATTAACCTTCCTCCTCAATTTGTTTTAGTAACTGCTCTAAAACATCAGTAGTGGTCTTCTTATCCTCATCACTGACTGGAGCGAATCCTCCATAGTTGGGATCATCTTTCTTATAAACCACACCCTCTGCTTCTAATGAAGAAAGGAATGCTTTATTATATAATCCTTCAGTTAATTCAGATACAATTAAATAAGATGCAATTTTTTCTTTGAAAGTAGCAAAATATGTAGATGCTAATGTCACAAATTGATCACTAGTTTCTAAATATTCTGCACTAGCATCCTTCTGTAAGATAATATTCTTATAATATGATGGATTGATGGGAAACTTAACTCCAACAGGATCTGTAGTTCCAGCATCACTAGGAACATCTCTTAGTTTCTTTCTATACTTCTTGTATAGTTCCTTATCATCAGCACTGATAGGAGAATCTTCAATGAAAACATAATCAGTTTCACTTAGTAGGAAATTACGTGCTAATCTAACAGACAACCAACTAACACTAGAAGTCTTATTATAGATCTTAGTGAAAGTTGTTTGATATTCTTCTTCCTCTAGTGAATCAGCAATGAAGAATGCTTCTTTAAATTTATCATATACCTTGGTTGCTTCAGAATCAGCAAGTTCAGTCATCTCATAGTCATTCCAAAAGAATTCACCAGTTTTGAAATTCTTGCTATACTTACGTTTCTGGCACATGTATTCGCCACCATTGTAGTATGCAAACAATACTAGTTTATCTTTATCACTATCCCATAAAGGATAGATTGTAGGAACAACCTCATCTGCCCAATATGTATCTGTGATGTTTTTAGTTACATTCTTATATGTAACTGTTTTCTGAATTGCATCTACTTGCAATAATAGTTCTGAAGTCGCCATGTTAGATATATGTTCCTTGTGTATTTAGAACGCTTTGATTAAATATTTGCATAAATGGTATGATTCAACCACTGGTACATTAATGTCAGGTTCAATTGCTGCATCTGGTACAAGTGCTACCTGTGATGATAGTGTAAACGTAGCATCATTACCAGTGGCACCTGATGAATAGAATGCATTTGCAGCACCCTCTACTTCATATGACAATCTATCAATAGCAGTTGCTGACATCTTACCACCAGCAGCAATAAATTTTAGTTCAGTGGTCTCATTATATTCATAGATGAAATCACAAATACCATAGTGATCAGTATCACCTGTATTATCATTTGATGCACCAGCAGGATTTCTGTCTTGTACAATTTTAAACCGAACATTTGGTTTTTGTGCAGCAGTTGGTAAATCAATACCATACCAATACCAATTGGTTGGATTAGTACCACTACCAGTGCCATCATATTGAGTGTTAATTTCTGCCGCTGTTGGAATAGGAACAATAACACCTAAGAATTGGGTAAAGTTAAGACTTCCATCAGTATTGTAATAGAGTTTTAATTCATCACCACCATTTTCTGGTCTGTTACCACCATTAAGACCATTACCACGTGCTACTTTAATATTGAAGCGTTTTACATTTGTACAATCTGCTTCTTTTACAACAATATATCTTACTAGATCACTACCACTTAGTTTAACATATCCCCATCCAGAATTATATGCTTCAGGTGTTAATAGGGGAGATAATGCAACGCTAGTAATAATTTTGGTAGCTTCATCTACAGTAGCAGTAGCAAATGCACGAGTACCAGCACCATGTTTAATACGAACAACTGGTGCAGCGTCATATCCAGAACCACCATTATCTAATGTGATAGATGTAACTTTCTCACCAGATACAACAGCAGTAGCAGCAGCACCTGTTCCACCACCACCTACAAATTCAACTTCAGGAACTTGTGTAGTTGGTAGTTTGAATCCACCACCTGCACCATTACCAGCACCAGAAGCAAAAATGTCTGTACTATCATTTGCATCAACAATAATATCACCAACTGATGTACTAACTGAACCACCTTCATATCCAGTGACTTCACCAAATCCAACTCTTGCATAAGGGACTTGACCATTACTTGTACCACCGACACCAGAAGCAGCACTTTGATTAAATGTTATCTGAGCACCAGATGCACCTGGCATATCATCCTTTTCAATCTTATAAAGAACATATGCTCCACCACCACCGCCACCACCGCCAGGTGACCATGCACTATTGTCTTCTGTATACTCAATTGTTACTGAACCTTGTCCACCATTACTTGAAGTAGCATTGATAAAGTTAAAGTGAGTAAGGTTAGCAGCAGATTGACCTGCTCTTCCTCCTTCTCCACCACCATGACCACCAGCACCACCAGATCCAGTAGGGTCACCACCAATACCACCAGATCCACCACCACCAGAAGTGCTGCTAGAGACGCCACCGCCTCCACCTCCACCACCGCCGCCTACGCAACCGTAGTTACCACCAATGGATCCACCACCTGTGTATAGGTTTCCAGAAGCAATTGTTGAGTATAATGTACTAGCACTTCTTCCATCACGACCATTATATGGATAACTTGGGTGGTTTTGAAGACCGCCGCCTCCACCTCCACCGCCTGCACCAGCGATAATTGATCCTCCATAAAGAACAACGGAAGCACCTCCACCGCCACCGCCATCATCAGTAGCACCATCACCACCACGCTTACCACCTGAATTACTATATCCAGAACCACCAGAACCACCTTGTCCATCACCATTAGAACCAGAGCTACGTGATCCTTGTCCACCTGCTTGAACTTGGAACTGATAATTAGTTGTTGCTCCAGGATTCTTCCATTCAAGTGTCATCACTGTACCATTTGATCCAACTCCACCACGCACATTATTATACGTAGTAAATGATGGACTAGTTCCTTGCTGAGAATCAGCACCAGCACCACCTCTAATAATAAATTTAATTTCACTAAATTCTGATGATGTTGATAGATTTACGGTCTGCAAACTTCCAGCAGAAATGTTGACTGATGATGATGTTGGTGTGCCACCTAGTTGTGTATGAACACCATCACTACCACCACCATAGTTTCCACTATCATGTAAACCGACACCACCAGTACCTGCTTGATTAGGATTAGTTGGATATGATGCACCAGGATACTTACCACCTGCACCAGGTCCAATTTGACCAGCGGTTCCATCCATTCCTTGGTCAAAGGTGAAATCTCCCTTATTTACATTACTGCCTGCCTTTGTGACAGTACCAGCATCACCACCACTAGTATAATTGTTAGATTTTCCTCCACCTTGTCCACCATTTGCAGTAATATCAATTAATGTGCTGCCTGCTACAACTTTAAAGTTTACAGGGTTGCCATCATTACCTGCTTGTGTTCCATCGCTACCAGATCCACCACCACCGTGGATTTCAACTTCCATGACCTTATAAGCTGGTGGGAATGAAATAGATGAATTACCAGTATATACGTTATCCTGAACGTAACTAAGAATTTCTCTACCACCAGTTCTAATTTCTCTACCACCAATAACAGAACCTGTACCTGGTGGTGGGTTACCAACAAATGTTCTGAACATAGATGGTGCAGTTTCTGTTACTGTTTCCCATGTTCCAGATGAAGAACCACCTGATGCGAAATAATAATCTGGTGCTGTGTATTTAATACTACCAGTTCCTTCAGCACCACCTCTCCAGTCAAATACATCATATGTTGCAGTTTCTCTTTCTGCGATAGCTGATTTAGATAAACCATGTTTATGTTGGAAATGTAATCCACCAATAGGTGACCAACCCATTAAACGTGCATTTGCATTACTATAATCAACTAAGTACCTATCACCAGAGATAGCACTACGAAACTGGAAAGTTTCATCTGCTGCTGTATGATAAACGAAATGAGTATGATCGGGTACTCGTTGCAGTCTTCTTTCCTGCATTGTAACGTGTACCTTTTGACTACCAATTATACGTGTTGATACATCATCTTTGATGTCAGTATAACCAGTTGTGGTGATTGAACCAAGAGCGAAATATCCTGATTGAGATTGCTTATCAAAATACCATGATCCACCTTGCTTGACAATACCATTGTTAGCACCAGCACCGAGTGTAATCAACCCAATGCTAGGAGTTCCAGCTCCATAAACATTACCATATCCAACAACTTTTCTAGTCTTAAGATCAGGTACTTTAAACGTACCTAAACTTCTAGATTCACCCCAATGATTAAATACATTCTCCTGATTAATAGATTCAATTGCTCCATCATCATTAAGATTAATTTCTAATTGAAGACCAGAACCACCACCTGCATTATTAATAGTATATGATGGTTCTGAAGTGTAACCTAATCCTAGATTAGTTGGATTTACACCAATAACTGTACCACTAGGATCAACTACTAAAGATGCTTGAATAGTTTGTCCACCTGCTGGTGCGGCATCAAATGTAATTGTAGTGCCAGATCCACCAGTACCAACAGGACCATGAATTGCAGAAACTTTTGAGCAAGTTGTGCCTGCTGCATTTGCAGCTATAGAACAAGTTTGGTCAAACTGAATAGGACCAGGAGCATTTGCAACTACACCAGC